TGGAAGATATGCTGAACGCACGATAGCATACGGGTTGGTCGTCATGGGTTCGGACGGGTGTTGAGACGCTTAGAATCGCTCTATCGGCCTATTTCCCTGAATAGGCGCTTGAGCAGCCCGACTTTCACTTTCTCGGCCTTGACCGGCTTTGCATTTCCCTTCAAATCGAGATCTCCGAGAGGCATGATGAAGCGGTTATGATTCTCGGCTTCTTCTCTCAGCCAATCAAGGACGCCTTGTTCGAGAGTCAAGTGGAATGTTCCGACTTCATCGCGTCGCCATAGGGACGGAATCAAGAGATCCTGATTCACCGTGTTAGCACTGCCGAGAGCGCGAGCGTTCTTCACTTGAGTCACATGGGACGACGCGGCTTTCAAAGCGGCTTGAGAGGGTGTCCCTGCGGGCCAACAGATACGGCAATAGTGAGTACGGGACGGATGGCAATACGGATCACAATCCGCCCATTCGATTCGGCGGCCCATGTGTTCCCCACTTTCTTCTCGATAGTAGAGATGTAGACACTCTCGAACGAACTTGCTGAAGTTTTTGCCTTCTCGCTTCATTCGGTGAGCGAGCGCCTCAGTTTCAGGGTCAAGACTGATGCTCGTTATGTTGCTCACTTCAGATCACCTCGAAGTCTGTGAGTGATCCCGTTCAGCATGGTGGGGCATTGCTCAGATTGAACCTTCTCGATCTGCCTCTCGACGCTCTTGCTCCCTGAGAGATTGAACTCCCAATAGACCCCACAATATCGGCATGAAAACCTCATCTCTTCACCTTCGGAATATATGTTTGAGCATCTATAACATTGCACACAGGACAAAACCCACAATTAGCATAACGAGAACCTGTTCGCCCAAACCTATCGCCATGTCTAACGGTTCTATATCCGCATCGATGCTTAGGGCCACGATTGAATTTTTCAGGGAATCTTTCCCAATCCCAATGAGGATTTACCTTCATCAGTAATCATCCTCCAGATCGTCGTCGTCGTCGTCTTCATCGACTTCGGCCTCAAGGAATGCTTGAACTTCTTCCCATCGCTCACCGAGTTTGACGAGCAGCGTTTTTTGATATTCTTCACTCTCCTTGACGGCGTTCCATGCGTCCCAATCAATCATCGGCTCGACTTCCTTCCGGATCAGGTCTTGAATCACGGATGGCTTCAGCGCGTCCAACTCCCACGCTTGATCGGTTCCCGTCGCTTCGATGTAGGCATCAATCCGGCTGCTCTTGGCCTTAGCGAAGGAGGGAGGTGGTCGGAACTCGTTGATCTGCTCCATTGTCAAACCGAGCCTGCGGATCTCGACATCGGCTCCGAACTCTTCCAACATCTCCCCGACTTGTTGAGGCATATGCAGCCCTTCAGGGTCATGGTCGGAGAAGTAGAGAATGACGACCTTCTTCCCTGCGGCAGTGGCTCGCTTGAACTTGTCAGCCGACCGCTTCAATTCGCTAATCGAAGGATAGCCTTTCGTGGCGAAGTAGTCGAGGTTCAAATCCGCAGCGGGGCCGCTGATCACATCGCTTAACGCATCCTTCTCAAGCCAAATCTCGACCAAGACCGATTGTCCCTTCCAATAGTCTTCGGAGTATCGGTATTGGAGATAGGCGGCGGCTTGACCGGCGTTCCGATAGCCGCCCGACCAGCCGACGGTTCCGCGCGTCCGGTCTTGCATCAAATCCCAATCAACGAGACCTGCCATTCGCGCGTTCCGGAGGATGTCGCCGAGTTTCTTGTAATTCTGTTGCGTATTCTCATGGAGATCTCTCGCCACGAACTGATAATGCAATTGACGGAGAGTCATTTCTCCGGCGTATTCATCCATGATTTCATTTGCTTGCTGGATCACTTTAGCGGTCTTGGCCGCGAATCGTCGTTCTTCATATTGTTCCTTCGCCATGATTCTCAGTCGGGCCGAAGCCGTTGTCACTTAAGAACGTATTATTTTAACAAACAATCCTTAAATTGTATAATAAATAATGATTGATTGATCTATCTCTATCTCTCTCTCTCTCAGAAAGACGGTCAAGACCGCTTCAGGTTTGGTTAAGGGCCGCGAGCGGTTCGAGGTGGCTATGGAATGGATCGTGATAGGCGTTTTGATAGTGATTAACATGGGTTTGACGGTGTGGTTCGGCGTCAAGGCGGCGCAACTGTTCCATTCCGCTATTGCTGATCTGGATGGCAACATTGCAGCGGCTCTCAAGTCATTGATTGAGCAGGGAATCGGCGACATCGAACCGATCAATCCCGTTCAGGCTGCGATCGCGCATTTCATCACGGAAAGAATGAGCAATCCGACACAATCGGGGAATCCGGTCTTGGTCGAATTACCTCGTGGTGATGGTGGGAAGTTTGCTTGATATTTTTTGACAACCATAAATAACAACCGATTTCCCCCGTTCGGATATGGCACGCCGGAAGAAAGCAAAGCGTCGAGCAAAACCTGCCTTCAGCATCCTGAACGCAATAGAGGCGCTCGCCTACGGATCGCTGCTCACTGAGGGGATCGCCGGAACGAGTATTTTTGGCTTCATTTTTGGCGATAAAGATCTCAAATCCGCCGGAACAACATATTACGACGCACAGATGGACACCTATTCTCAGGCCACGCGCATTTCCGGCGCGGGCGAGATCTCCCTTGCAGACATTATGAGCGAGCCGACTCTCGCAATTTCGACCATGACCGATAATTTCCAAAAGAATATGTTGCCGATGGCGTTTGCGGCCTTCGGCATTTCGATTACGTTCCGGATCGGGCGCCGACTTTTGAGGCGTCCATTGGCATCCGTAAATAAAAATCTCATTACTCCGGCACTCGGAAAAGGCATCAGGATGTGAAATTGAATGGCGAATGTGAATACATACGGAACGGTCAAGGATCGCAGAAATAGAATCGTTCCGCTCGCAAACGCGGCCACGACCGAATCGACTCTTGATGAGGTGAAAACCGATTCATCCATTGTGGGTTCGGCCCAATCGTTAGGAACCTATGCGGATCAACTCGGCAACTTTCAAGTTGTGTCTGGTGGCATAAGTTTCGAGACCGATGCAACCTTCAATTACATCCGCTCCGCCGGCGTCATAAAAGGCGTTCTTCCGATGGGGTCCAACAAGGACGGCGGCGCGTCGCCTCTGCCTTCACCCGTGCCCTATCCGTTCCGTTTAGCGTCCGGCGATCAACTGATGGTGATGGCGAACCCGATCACATCGAGAGCGGCATCGCTCTCGGTCGCTTGCACGAATGGAGAATATCACGTTTTTAGTGTGACTCCGTCTTCTTCAAGTGACTTTCACGAATTTGTTTCAGTCCTCACTTCGAATGGAATTGGAGAGACACTTCAAGGAAGGATCGTCAGTCACTTTTACGCCTACTCAGGGAACAACGACGCCGAACTGACTTCAATGGTTAATTTCCTAAACGGATCGGGCGTTTCAATCGGGACCATCGGAATGACCAATTCCGGCGCTTCTAATGCCTGCGTCTTTGTGCCGAGCGGCGGAATACCAATCGCGCTCAACACTCGCGTCGGGTTCTCAACGGACGGTTGATCTCGTGTCTATCTCTAAGAGAGCGAAGGCTCGATTCGGGCTGATGAGCGCATCAGAGAAGGCCACAATCAAAAAAGCGGCCAAGACCCTCTTTGATGCTGAATTGATGGGCGCAAAGAGAGCGAAGGAAATCACTCGATGGGCCGAGAAACGGTGATCGTATGACTCACACACTCGGACGCTTTCTCATAGACGAGACCACCATTGCACCCGGCTCTACGGCTGAAGTATTCTTTCGCGTATTTACAGCGGGAGACAAGTCGGTCTCCATAGCGAACATTCAGTATTATGGCGGTGATTCAGGGGAAGCCCTTCAACTGTTCATGATCCCTGCCAACGTCATGGCGGACGGGCTGAAGCCAAGCGATACAGCGGGAACGATTGCGCTCACTCAGAATGGTCAAATGAACGGCGCAAAAGGCACCATTGAGTTTCCCTCCACGGTCATTGGAGAACCTCTCAACAATCGATGGCCGATGATGATCCTCCCTCCCTACTGTTCTATCGCGGCGAACATGGACGCGGCCAACACTGCCGCGTGGGTTGTCACGATTGGGGGCTTTGAGAACAATGCCTAAAGCCGCTGCAACATCGGTCATAATTCACAGAATCGAGTTTCAAGAATCTGAACGACGATTGTTAGAAGCGGTCGTGACCGCCTATTCCTTTAGGAATGTGACAAAGGGCATTTTCAACCTCACTTCCGATCTCACAACGGTCGTGATTCTGTTGATTGCGATGGAATATATCACCGGAAAGGAGTTTCTAACGAGCGGTATTTTGGCCGCTCTCGCAACCGGAGAAGGATTCGCTTCGGCACTCGCCGATATGTGGAACCAATACCGGCAAACGGATGAATATAGAGAAAATTATGAGGATCGAGGCTCGAGTGTTCTCGGCGGCCTGATCAATGTCTTCGAGAACATCATCGGGGTCTTCACCGGAGAGGCAACCGACCGCTTCACGGATCTTCAAAGCGGGCGCTGAGATCTCGGCCATTGGAAGATATGCTGAACGCACGATAGCATACGGGTTGGTCGTCATGGGTTCGGACGGGTGTTGAGACGCTTAGAATCGCTCTATCGGCCTATTTCCCTGAATAGGCGCTTGAGCAGCCCGACTTTCACTTTCTCGGCCTTGACC